TATTGATTTCATGCAGAATATCGCAGATCAGGTTGGTGAGTATTGGGACGGCGTAGATCAGGACACTATTATTGCAATTCTTGATGGTGTATTTTCTATGACTGGAACAAAAAACAAAGAGTTTGTTGATGCTCACACCTATGATGTAACAGAGAAGGTTGACGGTAAAATGTCTGCAACTACTCTGAACAGTGCAACCAATAAGGCGTGTGGTGCTAACAAGAAGAAGTTCACACTGGTGTTCATGCACAGTGATGTTGCAACGAACCTTGAAAACCTGAACCTTGTAGCACACCTGAAATACACTGATTCACAGGGTATGCAGCGTGAACTTGATCTTTACACTTGGAACGGTAAGTTGGTAGTCATTGATGACGATATGCCGACTACTGAACAGGAAGGTTTCTATATCAAGGCAAAGTCAGCTGATGAAGGTGCTTTACAGGTTGTTGCTAACAGTGCAACACCTACTGCAAAGCAGATCAAACTTGAATCTGTCACACCTGTTGCAGACAGTTATGAAACACCAAAAGAAGGTGATTATGTTGTGTATGTTGATGCTTTCACAGAGTACACAACTTATGTACTTGGTAATGGTTCAATCAGTTATGAGGATTTAGGGGTAAAAGTACCTTATGAAATGAATCGTAACCCTGAAAAGAATGGTGGTCAGGATACACTTTATACAAGACAGAGAAAGGTTTTTGCACCTTTTGGTATTTCTTATGAGAAGAAGTCACAGGCTACATTATCCCCTACCAATGAGGAATTAAAGAAGGGTGAGAACTGGACACTGGTACATTCCGGGGAAACTACGGAAAGCAAGCGTTCATATATCAACCATAAGGCAGTACCTATTGCCCGTATCATTTCCCGTGGATAATTTCTGATCTG